CGAGACTCAAACTTGAATCCCGTATTTCCATTTACACAAAATATTTTATAGTGCCTCATTTACCTTCAACCCAATTTTATTTACTTACATCCCAATCAAAAGAATAGACATAACCATTGATAGGTATATTTATAGTTAGAATCTTTCCTTTTTTCCTTTTAATGTTCATATATCCTATTATACCCTCATTAGGATGTACTGTTGTCTTCTTTAAATATCCTTGCCTTTTTATTTCCCTATCATTATCCATCATTTTGCCCAATGTTTGTAATTGGTAAGATGATGCCATATTAGCTTGAAAAGCTGCATTTGCATCATAATGGTTGGTTATTGTTGTAGAAGTAGTACCATTTGACGAATACGATGTAGAATAAGACGTAGAATATCCGGCACTTCCTACACTAAGCCCAGAAGAAAAGCCATATAAAGCCATAGCCCAGTTTTGAGACTTTCTTATCTTTTTCTGAAAAGCTTCATTTGTATATACTATTAATTGAGAACTATCCCCTCTATTAGTTAGTAAGTGAGAAGTAACATCGTCTGGCGTAAATATAACCGATGAATCACACTGATTCTTGATGCAAATCTCTATCCGGTAATATTTTCCATAATCATCTTTAGTTTCATAAGTCGTAAGACCAACGATAAAACCATTCGCATTTCTATATGCCCAAAGATTCCCATCATTATATTCTGTCATAACCGTAGAATCATTTTCTGATATAATTAAAGTTTGTGCTTTGGATATTATTGAAATACACGCAAAAAGAAATAAACATATATATTTCATACCTTCAATATATAATTTATATAAGTTACATTATGAGATGAGATTAAAATGTAAATACGAAATTATAAATAATATGTGAAATATCCAAAAATAATAGAGCAGTAAAAATAATAGAGAAGGAATCCACGAACACTATCGCCTCATATTCCCTTTTATTTACCACATAACCAAATTATAACTTATTCCTATACCAACATACCAACCGCCCGGATAACTGCATCCAGTCTGCAAGCCTAATCCCCAGCGTTTTTTCTCCGGTTTAAGAATAACGATCTCCTTTTCTCTGTATACTTCCATGAAATCAAGATTTGGCATATAGCCGCTAACCACCGCCCGATAATCGTTAGTCTTATACTCCTTGCTTGTGATCGGTATAAGTACCGGAATTGAATCACTTTCTACTGTTCTGTCGGTAGTGGTGTCTACTATAATCGGCAAATACACCGTATCGGTACGCTTCAGAGTTTCCTTTACCGGCATGGGAATGGTGTCTCTTATTGTATCCCGGATACGTACAGTATCTCCCTTAATGTACACCGTTGATGGATCGTGCGGATTACAACGCATCCACACGAGTACACCAAGTAGCAAGCATACTAATATCCAAGGTAGAACTTTCATGGTTTAACTACTGTATTGCGTAAAAAGTTGGTAAATTCACTCCGGACATCGAAACATGGACACGCTTTGATATATTCTACTGGTTCAATCTCACCATTTCCATTAATATCTGGAGACGTATCCCGGTGCCCCAATAACTCTACTATATCATATTCCCTACATAGTTTGGCTACAAGATCACGAAGGGCGTTCTTTTGCGCTTCGGTTCGAGTGTCTTTGGGATGTCCGCTTGCATCAAGCCCACCGATGTAGCAGATACCGATACTGTGTTTATTATAACTAATACCGGAAAACCCTTTCGTGTTACAATGTGCTCCGTCAATGGATAATGACCGACCGTTTTCTACAGTACCATCTAAATCAATTACAAAGTTATAGCCAATTTGATTAAAGCCACGCGCCCGGTGCATCCGGTCAATATCCTTAGCTCGCAAGTCTTGTCCGGCACGTGTTGCCGAGCAGTGAATGATGATTGAGTCTATATCTTCTCTTTTCATATACTTTTCCTCCTATATAATTAAAATCAATATTAAAACTTGAATTAGTTGCCCGATAGCTCCACCGATTAATGTTGCCACAATATCAAGCCAATCCCATTTCCCACCCCAATCCCTGTCCTTAAACTCCATCCCTGCCGCCAATCCTGCCACAAATAAAATAGTAAATAGTGCTCCTGCTGGAATAGCATACAGCAAATGTTTAGGGCGATTACTTTCCTTGATCCAGTTCATTATTTACTCTCCTTTTCGCTTCCGTTTTTTCTTTTTCGGGTATATTACCAATCATGCTACTAATTTTAGTTCTGACATAGACAGGGATGCCGAAAACAGCTCCCGACCATATCAAGCATTGTGCAAAGAACCATAATACAGTATCATGAATGATACCTAAAGGCTCAACTAAAAAACCTGCAACCGACACCCCCACTCCTGCGAAGAGCATTCCCACAGCAGACCAAATCATAATATCGTCTCTCGTTTCCCTTTTCATTTCCTCACTCTTTTAACTTATAAAACATACTCGATAAGGCTTAACAGAGTCACAACAATGTTTATCCTTTGGATTATCTGATTCCTTAAATAACTCGTATACAATATGGAAATCCTCTATAAAAGCATCTGCTTTCCCACGTTCCTCTTCCCATCGCTTATTTTTGTTATAGTCTGGCAATATCAACGACCCGTTGTATACCTGCGTTTTCAGTCCTGTAGATGTGCTTTTTTGGTCCGCTATCTTCATATATCGCACAAACGCATAATAACATAAGATCGTATAAAGAGGAACTATATTGTAGTTTTTCCCGGCTATTACGACATCTAACGAATAATTAGAATCAGAATCGGTTTCGGCAGGGATATCACCCTCTCCTTTTCCACCTCCTAGCTCACTCGATACCGAAAAGAATGTATCACCGCAAAGAGCTACTTTTATATCGAGCTTATCTGCCTCTTGAATGCATTTGTTTATCTCTGTGTCCTTAACATCTGCTGCGATATCAAAGATTTCACGGAACTTCTTGATTACTTCGGAAAAACTATTCATTTGGGTCTGTTTTAACGTTTACTGTCGAGTTAGATTCTTCTAATTCGTTATAAATTTCACATACTTCTGTTGGAAGGTCTAAGGCACGCGCAATTTCCCGACTCAACTTACTACGAAGTTTCGTCACAGAACGGCGATAAACTTTTTGCATTTCCTTCACGACCTCACCGGACGCATTGGAGAATGAAATCAAAGACGAGTCAACCAAAGGAATAGGAATATTGTAGGCTTGTGAAGCGATATCCTTTTTTAGCGGTTCGTTGTAAGCCTTATACAGATTAGCGTCAATCGGTATGCCCAACTGGTCTACCTTGATAAACGGTTTATCAGACAAAGCATTGTCATCACGAACAAGAACTGCGCTTCCAGCACCCTGTGCTCCCATAACTTTTTTAATCCCTTCCACAAAAGCATTCTGTTCCTCTTGCTCTGTAAACTCTCCATGCGATATAATTGAACACATATGGAAGCCACGGGTCAAAGTACGTTCTACATATGTGGAGTTCATCGCCTCCGCCTGCATCTCAGACTGGACTGCATGAAACGGAGAAAGCGGATAGGGCTTCGTAGTGAAGAAGTTTATGTACAAAAGCTGTCCGGGGTGATTCTCGATTCCGCCGAAAAACTCTACTTCATCCGCAAAGTTATCTGGATTGAACGCCGGATAGGTAACTGCCGTTTTATCCAATTGGGTAGACTTGATATTTTGACGATCCCAATTGTTAAACACTACGTACTTATGAATAACCGGATTCGTTAAGTAGTCTTTATTCAGCCCGGCACGGACGTATTCGAAAGGAACGGGATAAATCATTTTAGGGCGATAATCACCTCCATACTGGACAATTAGAGCGCACCCTCTGAAACGAGCTACGTCATATGCCAGCATATTCAGTATCTCGTCCATGTTATCTCCGTGGGCGTTCGTCATTTCGCCAAAAACACGGTTTTTAAAGCCTTCACATTCTATCGCTTCGCTCAGCCGTTCCACACTCAAAGAGGCGGTTTTGCTAGCATATATAAGTTCCGATAAAATTTGGGGGTATAGGTTTCCGTCCCCATACCCCACAATCTTTTCGGAAACCTTAGCGTTAACTTTGAGCGCTCTATCTACTATTACGTTTACTTTCTTGTGAGCTATCATATTAACGTTTCCTTTTAGTTTATTCCAGTTCCTTCATAATCTCGTCTACTAAAGCCTCCGGTGTTGTTTCTACTGAGGCTTCCGGTTCAGGATCAGCGGGGGTCTCCGGTTCTACGGGCTTCTCTTCTTCTGGAGCTTCTGTTTCCGGTGTTTGTTCCGGTTCAGGATCAGCGGGCAAAACGGTCGGTACGTCCTCCTGTGGTTCTATTGGACCTAAGTCCTCAAAGTAGGATCTATAAACCGGATTTTCTTTCATGATTCGTTCGGCGATGGCGTCCGTACAGTTAAATGCACGGTAAACAACTCCGTCCGCCACATGATTGATAGATAGTCCCGGTTTCATTACGTAGCGAACGTGTATGCCCGTCAAGTAGTGATCCTCATACCATTTCTTCGCGTACGCACGATCCATATGGCACATAGGGTCCAGTTTTAGATGCGTGATACTTTTACAGAGATTCAAAATCTCGAACTCGTCCGTTAAGCGAATTAATTCGCGCACGGGCTTGATATCTTTTGTTACAGTTTTCTTTGCTCTTGCCATGATTATACAGTTTTTAAAGAGTTATACTGTGCCGCCGTAATACTATAATGGAAATCTCCGCAAGACCCGTCCGGCGTTTTTAAAGTAGCGGTTGAAACTCCGTCTGTTGAACTATCAGTTGATAAATCTGAGACCTCTAACGGCGAGTTACATCCCAAAATGAAATATTGGTTGTTTTTTGTTCTAATAGCAACCAAAAACGATCCAGAAACCAAAGCGATAATGTAGCTAACTACAGGTAACGATGAAAGAAGTTTCATGACTACTGATATTTCCAACATAGTAGGAGCATTGTCGTTTGCCCGCGATGCCTCCGTCACTTGAATAGAGTTTTTTACAGATTGAACGGTATATCCTCTGGTTCCGGCTTTCATTGTTACTACTGCCTGCCCTGTCGTAGAAGATACCGAGATACTAGAAACATCTTCGTAGTTCAATATTACGGCTTCTTCTACTCCGGCAATTCCAGAGATTAAACCGGGATTAGCGCAATCAAACGCTAAATCTTGTGCTATCTTCTTTAAACAAGCCATAATTATGATGATTTAGACACTAGAGTATTCCATGTAGCCTCAGTGATTGATGCACGGGCTTCTCCTAGAACGTTCTCAGGTGTGGTTAACGTAATGGCGGTATAACCGCCGTTATCATTTGCTGATTCTTCCAGTCCGGATACCTCCAAACCGTAATTACAGCCATAAATACGGTAAACACCTGTTTCAACCATTTTTGCAACCGCCACAAGGCGAGAATTGAGAATGGTATTGATAAACACGTTTTCCGCACTCGTTTTCTTATACACGGTAAAATTAACCGATTGTTCCAGCGCATTCGGGGCGTTTTCGTTAATTCTTTGGGCTTCTGTAGCATTTGCACCCTTTCGGATAGACGCTACCCGGATAACCTTGCCCGAAACAGTCAACGTGATAGTAGCGATACCGTTGGCGATGGAGATAGATTGGATATCTGAGTAGTTAATAAGCAACAAATCAGCTATTCCAACTGCTCCACCTAAACAATCGTAGGTTATTGCACCCGTGATATTACTAATACATCCCATGTTGTTAAGTTAATTTATTAGCTTCTAAATACGTCCAAACAGCAGGTAAAGCAACTATATTGCGATCCCCCCTAGAGTTATCCGGTGTTTTCAGTGTTACGGTATCGAAACCGCCAGCCGCCGAAGTATCTCCGTCCATGCTTGCCACTTCCAGCCCGGTATTAAGTCCGGCAACTTTAATGTTACCGCCGTCTTTGAGTTTTGCGAAGGCTACGTAATTCCCGGATAGCAGTGATTCCTTAATCGCTGCACCGTCAGAAGTTTTATCGTAGACCGTGATAGTAACCGTCTGTTCCATTCCGGCTGCACCGTCCAGTGTACGCAAAGCGTCCACTACTTTTGCGCCGTTCTTGTAACAGTCAACCGGAATTGCCTTTGCACCGGATACAAGGACGATAGAGTTTAGCGTCACGCCATCGCCACCCATTGCAAAAGAAGCCAATTCCGATTTGTTAACAAGGTACAGCCCAGCCAAACCGACTGAGCCGCCCGCACACCCAAAAACGATAGCCTTATTTAATTTCATACATGCCATAGTTTTCGGTATTAGTTGTTATGCTTTCGCTTTTGTTGCAAGTTTCAAAATAGACGGAATAGCTACCATTACGTCCGCAGCAAACACAGTTGTAGAGTAATACTTGCGGTCTTTCGCATCTTGAATGAACGGTTTAATGTTCACGCTTGAATCTTCCAAAGCGATTTGGATATTACGTTTCGGAGTAAACGCGATAAACGCATCTTCGTCTGTTGCATCTGCGATCATAGACGCTGAAACATGAGGAAGTTCATTGATCTTGTATCCTTCTAAAGTGTACACAGCTTTTCCGTTCTCGAAATGTTCCTGAGCAGTTGTGTTGTCCTTACTCTGAACTAAGTTCTTAAACAGGCGTATTACATTAGAAGTCACGAAGAACTCGCTAAGTTCCTTTTGATCGGGACGTTGTGAATCAATAAGTTTCTTCATGGTATCCTCTACGCTAGCCGTAGTCAACTGCAAAGGAAGGATAGTTTCTGCGCTGTCCTTCATTTGCTTAATGAAACCACCATTTTTGAAAATATTGTAAGCAACATCACCTGTCTTGGTTCCGTCCAGCCATGCGAGACGTAGCAAATCAGCCTCCAAAACTTTCAGTACTTCCGAAGCCATGAAACCTGCCAGTTGAGTTTCATCGAAGTCATCCGACAAATGAATACCCTTAGCTACCATCTTCCCCCACAAATCTTGCAAACAAACAACGATAGGTAACTCCAAAGGCTGGAAGTCATAGTACTTTACATGATCGGACATATCTGTGTACTCATAAGTACCTTCACATCCAGCAGACTTACGAAGTGCCTTATCTTTCGCTACAAAAGTAACAATAGGCGTTTTGTTGTCAAGTCCAGAGAGAACGGTTGCACCGCGTTCCATTTCGCCAACCAGCCCGACAGTCAAAGAAATGACGTCAGCCAGTGAGTTAATATTCAGATTATTTAAATCTGTAAATGTCATTGCCATAATTTATAGTCTCCTATGATTTTAGTGTGATTACTTTTCTTTTGCGAACTTAACCATCGCCTCCCGCGCTTTCTTGCGTGCTTCCTCGTTGGAAAGCTGCGTCTTTTGTGCATCTGTTTTCGGTTTGCCTCCCACCGTACGAGTTGCAACAGGTGGCGTTTTCGTTTGCTTGGAAAGCATTGTTTTAATCTCACTCAAAGATGATTCAAGAGCAGTTAGACGCTGAGAAAATTCGTCCGGTGTCTTGGTTTCTGTCTCCGGTGTTTCCTCCGGCTTTTCGTCCATGTACTCTTTGAACTCGGCTATCTTGCCATCTTTGATCACGAGAACGATTTTTCCCTCTTCCGGGATATCAACGGTGATCTCACCATCTTCCACGGCGGTTCCGTCCTCTTTTACTACTTCGTCACCTACGGCTGCCTCTTCTCCTGCTGCCTTAATAGTGATCTTTTCACCATTAACCGTTTCTACGATTTCCTCTTTAAGCTCCGTTTTCTTTGAAAAGGTGCTGATAATGCTTGATAAAAGACCCATTTTGTTCTTTGATTTTTGGTTATTAAAAAGCGAACTTGTCGCGGCTGGTAAGCCTACAAGGTCACACGTGAATAATTCTTCAAAACTCGTCACGTCCCATGTTTGGTTCTCTTCGTTCCACACCTTAGTGTCTAGGTCTACGACTGAAACGCCTAGCATTTCCGGTTCCTTTTCAATCATGTCCTTCATAAATCCTGCCTCCTGCGGATAGTTCTTTAAGAGAGCTTCCGAAAAGGTCAGATCGGCGTAGACTACTCCGTTTTCCTCAACGAAATTAGAGAAACTACCGATGTACTGATCCAGCAGATCGTTACCGTTGTGTGTCCGGCGAGAATGGATAGGGCGAATACTACCAGCCACCACAAGGGACGCTAGCGATTCGGGCGTAATAACGATTTTCCCGGTTTTTAATTCACCGTTAACTTCATCCGTCCAATCGTTTGCGGTCGGTCCCGCCTCTATAATTCGTATTTTCTTGAAATCCATAAATTAGAGATTTACTAGATAAATCATTCTATATTATAAACTATATTTCAACACAAAAATAGCTGTTACAACCTACTTACTATCCGCAAATTGTAGCAAATACGAATTAGCCCAATGCGGAATCAATAACAATTGTACGATTTTGTTGTACATCGGTAATATCTTGGACTGAAACTATCGGATTTGGAGCATTCTCTACCCCTTCTACAAACGCAAGTGCGATAGCTGCCACTGTCTTGTCGGACAAATCAACCGTTTGCTTAGACATAGACCGATTAAGATTCGTATAAGATTGAGTACTGATAACATCGAATCCTCCCCCCTGTGCATATCGGTAAGCATTAGAATTGCCAAAAGACCGTCCCCCGTATTGCTGATTAAGAGCAGACAACGCATTTATAGCATGAGATGCACGTTTGTTGAGGATGTACATATTCTCGCCTCCTTCCGCCTCGAACTGCTGTCCGTTTGATCCGGTGAACGTTACACCGCCCTGTGAATGCGGAGCACCAAACACAGTACCACCTTTGGCAAACTTCTTAACGCTGGTGTTCGTTTTGGGAATATCTTCTTTTACTTTCATAATTGAAGCTACTTGTTTCAATCCGGCGGCGATCACGATGGCTGCTTGCGCTACTCCCCAAATACCACCCTGCGCAATAGCCTTAGATGCACCTAAGTATGTGTTAATCGTAGCCTGCGCCAGAGCAAACGCTTTTCCGGCTTCCGATTCCTGACCCATGATATTAGAGATTTGCCCGGCGATATCAGCTGTCATTTGCAACTTGGCGTTTACTAGTTCCTTTTCTCTCTTTTCCCGTATTTGGGCGTATTTGGATTCAATCAAAGAAATGTCCGCCCCAGTCTTCTCAGCGTTCGCAACTTCCATTTGGTATTGCTGCTCTAGACGAAGGGATTCACGTTCGAAGTCACTAGTTATGCTGGCTTCCTCGATGGCACGTTTGTTCTCTAGGTCTATGGCTTCCGTTTCTCTCTTCTTAGCGGCTTCTTCGGCTTCTAGGGTGGCTACCTGTTCTTGGAATGCTATCCGCTGTTCCAGCTTGATGTTATCGAATTCCTGTTGCGTTATAAGCCCCTGCTGCAACCTGTATCGCTCCTTTTCTAAGATAGCTTGGTTTAGCGCGTCTTGGTCCTCTAGTGCCTTCTGCTTGTCTACTATACCGATATTAGATTCTCTTATCTTTAACTGCAATTCGGTTATTCCGTTTTCGTAGCTTTTTAGAACTTCCTGCTGAACTTTCTTAGCGGTTTCGGCGGCTTTCCTTTCTGCGTCTTCTTTGTCTTTTTTGACTTTCTCCGCTGCCGCTTTTTGGGATTTAGCATAATCCTCGGCACGCTTTTTATCGGCTACTGCGGCGGCTGCCATATCAGCTTTTTCCAGCCCGGATACCTGACTAGTTAGTTCTTTCCGTTGTGATAAATACTGTGCTTTCTTTTCCTCCAATGCTGCTAAAGCCTCTTGTTCTTTCCTCCTGTCTTCATCAGAAGTGTAAGACAATTCGTTTTGCGTCTTTATCTGCTGATATTTAGCCTCTAGTATCTTTAATTCGGAGGCTTCCATCTCTCTAGATATCCGCAGGGCTTCATTAGCTGCATCTTGCCTTTCCTTAGAACTCTTAGTTTGATCGGCAAGAATAGCCTTTTGTTCCTCCATTTCCCTACGTTGCCGGGCTAAAACTACAATAAGATCGGTTTCAGCGTTATATATGTCCCGTTCTACTTGTGCCATCCCTCTAGCAGTTTCGATAGATTTAACGGTTTCGTCCGATATCAGACCTAACCAGTTGTAAACCTTAATATAAGCCTCTGCCAGCCACTCAAAAACCTTGACTATCTCCACAAACAGAGCGGCTACGGCGTCCAATACCTTAGTTATGATCAACTCGATAGGTGCTAATATAGTCTTAACGGAAACAGCCAGTTCGTTGTTGCGGTCCATCAACTTTCCGATAGCTGAGATCACCGCAAGAATAGCCGATGCAATGGCAACAAAGGGGTTCGCCATCAATGCAGCGTTGAATGCCTTTATAGAAGCAATACCGCCAGACATACCTTTGACCATTTGCCCGGTTGCGCCAGTCATACCGCCGAGGCTTCCGGTTGCCTTCTCGATATCCTCTGCATAGTTACCCACGTTTCTACGGGTATCTCCCACCCCTTTTTCAAGGTCTTTCAGTTTGTCGGAGATTTCCTTGGTTTGGGCTACCATCTGTTTCCCAGCCTCCGAGTTTGTCCGCTGTTCAACGGACATTTTGTTTAGTGCCTTCGTGTTAAGGGCTAACTTCGCTCGCAGGGTTTCCACGCTTTCCGCTTCCGAGTTGACAATGGTAGTGTGTGCTTTAATAGCGGCGGCATTCTCGGAAGTCTCATTCTTATTATTGTTTAGTTGTTTGGTTAACGATATGATCGCTGTTTCTGACTTCTCCGTTGCCTTTTCGAACGCCGTTTGATCTATAAGATTGTCTTTATAGTTCTGACGAAGCCCGGCAAGTGCCATCTTTTCGGCGTTTATCTGCTTGGTTAGCTGTTTCTTTTCTTCTGCAAGGTCTAAAGACTTCTTGATCAGAGCGTCCAAACCTTCTACTGCCTCGTCCGTCTTGAACGAAAGGTCTAGTAATGTAACATTATCTGCCATTTATTTAACGATTAAGATTAATTTTAGTTAGTTTTACCTTACATTCCTGCGTGGAAATGTTGTAGTCCGTGATCGACCGGACATAGAAGAACGCATTTAACTGCTTAAACCACACTATCCCGTTCTCCTTATAGTTGTTTTCGATGTGATAATAAGGTATTTTAGCCTTAATTGTCACGTCCAATGCGTCCGAAAACAGCCCGTAGTACTTCTGTAGTGACTGCGTGTACTCGATCGACTTGAAGTATTCTACCCAAGTAGACCCGCTTCCCACCGCTCCTTTACGAATGGCGAATCTAGGATACGTACCGTCTTGAGGATATGGGACATTGGATTCCACGATGTCACCCTTAGCGGTGAACGATGCCTTCGAAACCTGTAGACTCTTGAAGAAATCCCCGATCTTGAACACTGCGGTGTTCGGGAAGCCCTCAGAATCCTCGATCTTGTCGGTTGACAAATAGAATTGAGACCAATCCTGCCGGAACTCGTTGAAGGTTATCGGACCGTTGTTCCGATCCACGTTGCGGGCATCATCAGCTATCAGTTTGTACACGTTGACTATGACTCCCGTGTTGCCGCTATCGTCCACGTTCAGCGTAAATTTCCACCCCCACTGAAATATCTTGCATATGTCGGTGAGATACGTTATGGCATCCGATACTCCACAGCCACCGTATATGGTTGTCAGACCCGAAGACCCGTTGATCGCAGTGATCTTGCCGGATAGGTTCACAGCCTCGTCCGGAGACATGAAGGATGGAGGAAGTGCATCCAGCCTGTTGTAGTCATTGATGTCACGGCTGATATACATCCCGTGATACAAGTATATCGGGATGTTGAAAGTAGTGGACACGTACTTGTAGCGTACCTGTGTGATATCATTCTGATCAGCGTCCTTTTGGAAGATGGCGATCGTCTGATTGTTGTCCACAGACTTGAGGACCACGTAGTTCAGCATCGTGCCTACCTTAGACATGTCCAGCGTGATGTAAGCGTTGTTGTCCATAGTGACCACAGCTACGGCTGATGTTGTCACTCCACCCGGTGCTGTTATGGCTACACGGGTATCGTACTCCTTGATGTCTAAGAAGTTGCCTCGGAAGTACTTGGTCCCGTCATCCGTTTCGGAAGCGTACCGCCAAAATACCGTGACAGACTTGCCAACCAGCGCATCTGTTATTCCCTGCTGACCAATGGTCTCAATGATCAGACCCGGAGCATATCCTCCATTATCGATAGGCGGGAACTCCACAGGGGTGGGAGAACCAAGTGCTTTCGTAATCAGATCGCTAGCCCGGAAGAACCGGGTATTCCCTACGTTAGAATCAATCAGAGTTCGTTCCACGACTTCCTTCGGCAACTGCGACATCTTAAGGTCTGACTGAGAAAGGGCAATGCTGTAGCTCTCCTCATCGCAGGTCACCTTAGCTTTGAACCGCTTGTTGATGACGATACCGCCTATGTAAATTCTAGCCTCGTACTTCGTATCACGCATCACGTAACCGAAGTTTCGTATCTGATAGAAGATACCATCGTTTACCCGGTTTCTCGGTGCTTTGATGTTAGCCGAGTAGGTGCGGGTAGACTCGCCAAACGAGTAGGGTGAGGACGCATTGATGGAGAGTTTGACATCTCTCTTAGTCAAGCCCTCCAAGAATGTACCATTTATCTGTATCTTTATATCCATGTTAGTATTGGAATTTTAACGTTGCTGTTTTCGCCAAGCCGGATGCTGTATACTTGACTCCCGTAGTCGAGGAGCAGCGCATCTTGGTGTCAAAAGGCACGCCATCCAGCCCTTTCACCGTCACGTCCGGAGACGTTGACAGGACATCAAGAGCGAACTTGTTAGCCTCGGTCAGTTCGAATACGCAGGTCAGTTCCCTCTTGGTTACCGTACCACCGTCCAAGCCCTGTGTTATCGTAGGCTGCGTGCTCCAATTGTAGCAGGAGATCGCATCGTAGGACCCGTAAGAGTTAAGCCAACGCAGAGTGATAGCTCCGCATGCGGAAATCTCCTCCGGATACGTCTTCACGGCTGCTACGGACCCGTCCGGATTCTTGATCGTGACCTTCTTGTACTGACAAGCGTCCGAAATACCTTGACCTTGCACAAAAGTAAGCATATCCTTAGACCCATCTCGGTAGATCGCTTCCATGTCATAGACACGATCATGGTATTGGCTGTTAATAAATAAATCGTCATCCAGCGTGTGGGCTAGTGGTGCTCTGCGTCCCAAGTCATCCCGGAAGTCCGTGTCATACTTAGCCACCCGGTTGATGTTGTTCCGGCTGGCTAGGTTCATGATCGGCATCCGGAACTGCTGTGTCTGCACGTTGGCAGTTAGGTTAGCTCTGTGAGTCAGCCCTAGCTCCACGGTGTACCCGGCTATCCGGTCCTTGTATGCCGGGAGGAGCGGGTAGAAGTGGGATGCCAAGTCTATCTCTATCCCGTTGACAGGTTCCAAGTTAGCTACGTAGAACGAGTCTAGGGAGGATCGGCATTGTATAAAGAAGTATACTATGATGTCCGTAGGAAGGTCCGTAACGATCAGCTTCAACGGGATGTTATCCCATATAGTCAAGCATCCCGGATAGTTGTAGACCTTGCCATCGGGGATGTCTACGTTCAGACCGATTCGTGGTACAGATACTTTCATTGCGTTAATATTGTTAGAATTTTTGCTTTAATGATCTTATTTATATCCAGCGTTAACCGCTTCACCCTTTCGGGATTGATGATGTCGGAGACTACCCCGCCACCATTGTATTTGTTAGGAACCTTGATGCCGTCCCGCTTCATCACATAAGCGATGGCGAAAGCTGCTTCCTCCGGGATGTTTGCACCAACCGTCCGGTTCTTGTCTTGAATCCACTTTTTAATGGCGGAGACAGGCGGAAAACTCCCCGCTTTCCTACCCTGCTCCATCTGTACGACATAATGCGGTGCAGTAATAGTTACCCTATCACCGAGATCGTTTACTTTTAGATCACGCCCAAATTCACCAGACGCTACCAAACCTTTCGAAACATAAGATTCGAATATTTCCTTTTTTATCTGTTCTACAACCTGCAATATCTCCTTATCCATAGTTCAATAAATCATCTGTTATAGAAAATGTTACACTCCAACCGGACTTCATTGAGTCATAGATATTCTGTACCTTCCTGAAACTCAATCCATCCACATCGAAGTGACACACAAAAGCGGACATTAGTTTGTTTAAAGCCAAATCGGTACGCATTAATGTATCAAGTTCGGCAGCGTTATCCGTAAGATAGTACGATTTATCCAAGCACTGTAATACTACGTTATACTTTCGGGTGGCAGGAGGCAACTTAGACATACCACCGTCCGGGACATCAAACGTTAAGAACATACCTGAGATGTCATTCACTAGCTCGTTAATAGTAGACGTATCTCCGAAATAGATAGGCAAGCCGAGTTTTACGGCTTCCCCATCCATAAAGTTTAATATGTCACTAAATATCATGGTAATTTGATTATTGCGTCACTATGACCATTAGAACACATGCAATTTCCGGAATCGAAATCATAGCCCATCACCGCATCACCTTTCAGAACTATTCCCCCTTCTTGGTTTAGGTTCCGGGATAACACAGAATTGTCGTACATCCGGATTTTAAGACCACCTATGAGCAAAGTTTTGGACCCATAGGGAACTACGATTCTAGGAGATGGCACGAACTCAACTTTAAAGCGAGAATTCGCCACATCCGATACCGATATAGCAGCCGAAGGAACTTTATATACAGTAGTTCCGTAAAGAGGCGTACCGTCTACGATAGTACTATCAGCAGATATACATTTAGTAACAGCGTCAAAAGAAACATCCTTCCTATCGTGTCCTGCACCGAACGAGGATTCTGCACCCCTCCCTGTGTTTATGGGTCTTTTCAGACGGACAAATAAGCCGGATGAAGACTTAAGTTCTTCATAGGTTTTCCCAGCTATTCTATCTAAGTAGCCTTGTTCCCACATATCCGCATCTAACAATATATCTTCCGGTGATACCCGGTCTAGCTCGTTGGTTATGTATCTACGTTTCTTGAATGCACGGAGATACTTAACGTTGGCTAACGGAATGTCGGAGAAATCAAGAAACTTTAGGTCCGGCTTCGTAGACAATGCTATTCCCACGTAGTGTACATTAGCAGGAACGGTTAGTGTTCCGTCATTCCATCCAGTATCGGACATTAGTTTTCTATCCTCATTAAACCAACATAAAAGGATTCTATATGCTCCGGATACTGATATAGTATCACCGGGATTTACCGGGTATATTGACTTCGTAGTCATACGTACATCTGAGTTCCTTCCGTCTTTCATAACGTCCCAAGTTAGCCCCGGTGCGGTATTTAAGCCGCCTCTGTCCCATTCGTTAATATCAAACACACGGTTAACATATGGATCACCGTGTAGCTGAACATCACCTCTTACTATTACACCTGCACCTAAGTAGGCGGAACCTGTGATCTCCGGAACTTTCGTGTAATTGTTTACGTTTAAATATGCGTTTTTAGAAACGAACTCCGAAGCGGGTAAATTAGCGTTCGGATCGGTTTTCTGAAAACTCATAACGTAAAACGGGAATTCACTTTCCATAATAGTAGGATTCTCAACAGCTTTTCGAAGTATAAACGATTCGTCAAGGTAATGTACCGCTCGTACAGCATACCCGCCGGGAATGTTTGGAAATACCGAACCACTAGTAGCTACGGGTCTAATCATTCTTACACGGTTCGTAGCTGGAATCTTATTAGCTTCGTACGCCTTTCCGATATCGCCTGCATAGGTCCCCGATTCTATCATGTCCCCGTCAAGCATAATTGTTTCGTGATTCTCCGTTAAGCCCGTGGAATTTTTGGTGTTATCCGGATAACTAACACGTCCGAGAAGAACGTCCGAATTCGCCCACATACTATAAAGTCCTTGCTTATGGCTAGATACTAAGGTTCTGTTAGGAACTTCTGTGTTCCCTAAAAACTCCGTAGCGTAAGAAAAATCTATATCCTCGTATGTGTTCCCGTCTATCACGTCATTTTTGAATATTCCCTTAGGAACAACACATCTACGTAACGTTAATCCTCCGGAATTAATTAATCTACCCGAAACAAAACTATCTCCGATACGGACCAAAGGAGAATCCGAAGCCATAATATAGTGGTCCCTGTTTACGTTCCCTCTATGAATGTCAGCGAAATACTGATTGTATTCAAGACGTTCTACGTTACGGAATGTACCATAAGGTTTATAGTCCTGTCTATCAGTTTTCATGTACATGTTGGTATTGTACAGACCGCCCGCTAAGAATCGTAACTGCACCGTTCCGAGTCCGAAGTTGTCGGTATTCATGATGAAACTAGAATTATCCATCACGTAATCACCCGATACGGATTCCGGACGAAGGTCCATTAACAAGGAACCGCTAACATGACCTAGAATTCTTGCACCTGCTGCCTCTAGTTCTGCGGGTGTCAATGTAGGATTCTTAGCAAAAGCAATCATGCAAATATTATACACCGGGTGACTTAACCTGTAGATATTCGTATTGCATACTTCTGTTTCCCCAGCATATGCTATCGCTCCTTTTGCAAAATCATAATACGCCCAATATATTCTTGCGTTAAATCCCTGTGGCGTGTACACATAGGTATCTTTGCCTATTCTAAGCGTAGCGGTATTTCTCACAAAATTCTCTGCGTCTAGCTTCATCGTAGAACTCGTGAATAAGGTTCCTTTCGGCGCATCCTGATTATATCGTCCTTGCTCCATAGGGAAGTTCTTCGTATTAGTAGCAGGTCCACAAACGACATCCATAGTTATTCCGATAAACGAATCCTTGATGAACGTATTGGCTTTTGCGTCTGCTGTGAAGCATCGGAAACTCACTTTTCCCGGAATCTTAGTATTTCCACTAAATTCCGTTATTATATCTGTATGAACGGGATTCTCACCCGGAAAGAATTCTCCTATATAGGCGTTATCCTTGATTACGATATCCGGACGGTTCGATATATCACCTGCGTTCAACCAGCATTCGCCCTCCTGCGATAACTGTGTTTCGTCTTTTACCGAACCACCTACGGACCCTTTTACTATAAGTCCGCCGAGAGAGTAGATATCTCTCTCGGCTACGATTCTTCCTGCTGAATTAATACTGTATTTCTTTCCCATGATTATTTTGTTTTAGATTTTTGTTTCTCAACTTCATCATGTCTCTTGCTGATCGCTAGAATAGCATCTGAGTAGTTTATCTTCTTCGCATCTTCGAATGAGCAGTTAAACAGTTCGGATGTGATCTGTACCATTCCTAGCACACTTTTAGCTTCAGTGATTGGATTCGATTCACCGGAACCACCTGCACCTGGTAACAGTACACGTTCCAGCTCGTCAGCCTGCCCAATCTGCTCCACAATGTACTTTGTCAGTTTCACCATATCAGCGACAGTTTCTGGTACATATCCCCCAGTCCATCCGCTAATACGTTCTAATACTGTTTCAGCTCTGCGCGCTTCGATCATCTGCCAGAGAGTTACATCTTCAACTGATGGACACGTATAAATGATCTGTCCATTACGTGTTACCCAGCGAGAAGGTATTAAGTATTCTGACATATAATGCAGAAGTGCGGCTTCATCTTGCGAAAGACTCTCCACAGCATCCGGATTTAGATTCGCTATACGCCGTAATTGCATCAAGCGTTGATATCTACTTGTCAGACGAACAAACGTCTTCCATAACCAACGAAATGGGGTAAATAGGCGATATATCTGATATCGCACATATCCCCGAAAGGTTTTAATTTCGCTTTTCTTCATCTTTTCTTTGTTTCTTGCCGGGACGATACTTGGCGATCAGAAACTCAGTCGCGTATCGTATAGCGTCCATAGCGTGATTATTTTCGTCTACTGCCTCGTTCGTATCATAGAGTCCGGTCATCTTGTCAAATACATAAGAGTAATTATCTGCTTCGTCCTGTATACCTCGACTACCTTGTACAATGTGCATTTTAAACTGCTTCACTTGTGAAATACCTGCCATGATTGATCCTTTTCCCTTTATACATGGAAATATGCGGCATCCCAAACGAGAAATCTCAGCAATACTCTTCGCTTCTTGATTGTCCGCAATAGTGGTAACTTTATGTAGCCCATTCTTGCGCAAGACATTCGCAATATCCCAATTCAACAGCCCTGTAGAGTATGCGATCTCTTGAACATAAAGATCATCTTTATCGAAGCCAACTTTTACAATCGCCGTAGGATCACCAGAGAAACCGAAGTCAAGACCAAGACACCATTTACAATTCACAGGAAACTCCGGCACAATATCATATTCAGGATATACCAGTCCTTCGGTTCCTCCTGTTTCACCAAGTCCGAAGATTCGCCACCAGTTTTCATCAGCCTTATTTCTCTCAATCTCTTCGATCTGCTCCGGTGTCAAATATGGATTATCCTTGTAGGTGCTGACGATTTCCACCATGCCGGGCCCCTTGAAATAGTCGTGTGCCCAAAACTTCTTAACTGGATTAAAGTCTACATACAGCATCAAACGAGTACGAACCGCCATTTGCCGGAATACTTCTTTCGGGACCCTCTGTGCTTCGTTTACAAACAGGATATCACGTGCAGGACCAAATACTTTCGCAGCATTCTCACAACCGAAAAACTCTATCTGTGATCCATTAGGAAAAGTGTAGGTCATTTCGGTTAAATTCATTGCCTTGCCATTCCAAAGACCTTCATCTTGCAACATACGTTTGAAATCGCGAAACATACCACGTTTCACTCCCGGCATTGTATCAGTTACACACGATATGAGTAAAGGAGCTTCAGACTGCTCAGCAATAAGATAAAGCAACTGTAACATGCTCCACGTTTTAGAAGATCGAGTACCACCCCGTGAGGATACTCCACGAATCACTGGATTTACCGTGGCTTCTAATAGCCTGTCAAAAACATAGGTCGTTTTCATTGTCCAGAGCCTTCTGTTTCCCCCTCTCCTTTCATCTTCCGTTTCTGCGATAGTGTAGAGAGCTTCTTAATATTACTAACCGATTCTTCTTTCAATACTTCGACCTTCAATGTTACTCCTTCCGTCTTCACATCGGTTCCAGTTTGTTTATTACGCCAACGATCTGGAGATATATTTGTAAGCAAGAATATAGCAGCACCAACATTCGCCTCTACATTCTTCACTGTTACTATTTTCTTCTTTACTTTCTTTCCTTCATATTCTGTTTTGGTTTCCTCAAATTCATATCCACAAGCAGCTTTTGACAGAGATTCAACTAACCTCTGCTCTAGCTTCTCCTTAAACTCATTTTTCCCTTTTTTTATAGCATCCGCAAAATCCGCATTTTCAAGCCAACGATAGTATGTTTGAGAGTCTATGCCGAAATGAGCGCAAAAGTCTTTCAACCTCGCACCGCCATGCTCCATTAGCCCATTTTCAGCCACCCATTTAGAGCACATTTCAGTCATTTCCTTTAAATTGTACGCCATGCTATAATCAGTTTTATATCAATAGCAAATTTACCCGATATCACTCTTACAGCCATGTCAAATTGTGTCAAGTACAGATTTACGGCGTTCTTCATCGTATATCGTATTACACAGCTTGTATTTTAACGAAATGCTCTCCATCCATTCATTAGGGTCTTGTGCAGTTCTTTCTTCTTCCACATACTTCCAGACTCTCGTGGCACGTTCCCACCGGAACAAAGCCTTCTTTAAATTCTGGTAGTGATTAATCCTGTAGACCTGATTTGTATATGAGGCATAAAAATCCTTCTTCACCTTGTCCAAGCCATCCGCTTTACTCTCCCAATCATTATGACTCCCTATCACAGGATCAATAAAAGCCAGCTCTTTGAGGGGGGCTTGCTCTTTTCTTCCATTCCTCAATCCTTTCACAAATTTCTTTAAACCTTCAAAATGCTTGGTTATATCTACTCCATTGACATACCCGTTCCCATATCTATCTTTAACACACCTTACCCCAATCTGTAATAAATACGAATACACTACAAAGGCATGAACATTAAGAATTATCCCTATTTCACGTACATTTACCCACGTCTTTTCATTAAAATTTCTATCCATAACGCGATTATTTTAAAAATAAATAGTATATTTGCTATACAATCGTGAATGATTGGGGAGAACAATGCTTTTACACCTTGCTAGTTCTCCCTATTTTTTTTGATCTCTTCTTATTTCTAAGATTTTCCCGGTCAATCTTTCTGCCCCACATCATCGAATTATACAGGGAAACAGCATATAAAAAAAGTTCCTCACTACTTGCAAGGAACTCTACTTTTGTAGCTTCTTTTATTGAATCAGCATACAAACTTTGATTTATGTGATCATCCATTTGATTTATTCTTTTCTCTCAATTGTATTCTAAGATTCTGATTTAACAATCTAACTTTCTCTCTAGTTTTTTTAGCTCTATGGCATCCTCCTTTGAATTACATTTTCCCCCTTCAATAGTAAAATATCTACCATCTCCCTGCTCTTCCATAACATGCATGGTATTTATCTTTCCTACGTCTAATACGAATATTCCCTACCATGATCGCCCCCTTTCTTCCATCTCCTTACGCATAGCTATTAACTTCTCTCGATAAGTTGATTTACTAGAAACTTCACCTTCTGAAAGTTCCTTTTTTAGAAGATTGCCAACTACGATACCACTAATAGCCAACTTCAACTGGATTGCCTGACCTTCCAAGTCATCATCTTCCACCGTGTATTCTGTACCTTTGAGCTTATTCCATTGTTCTTATGATAACTTTCCACCAGCAAGGAACATGAGAGTAGAGATATCTTCTCGCTCTAACTCTATTTTTACTGTTACTTTTTCCATATTTCTATATTTACCTGATTTGAATTTACTTGTACCAACGTCCACCGCAATATTTACATACGAAATAATTCCCCATATTCATCACCTGGACCTCTTCATCAACACATATACGACACATACAAATCTTGTGATCCCCATCAGATTCAGGTTCCAAAATCCTATCGTATTCCCAAAGAGATAACTTACCTTTAGCCCATATTGGTTCAGGGAATAAGATAGGATTAGCCAATACCCAATTATATACACCTTTATCCGCCCATATTGAGGGATGGTTCCGTACACAGTCTACAATCTCCACACTGCCAATGATAGAACCAAAAGGAAGATCGTTAAAGAGAGTGATACAAAGTACGGATTTCGAGCGAATGAGTGAGATCGATTGATCATTGCTTAAAAACCATCCTCCACACTTATCTGCTCCAGCATGAATCAACACCCTCTCCCCTAAGTATTTCTTAGGACAGGCCCAAGTGCGGTTCTCAATATCCTTGATACCGTGGACTATTAAGGATGCCCACGGTTGTTTTATTGTTACTGTTTTCTTCTTCATATCTTTTTGTTTTGAGAGTTATTTAATCCTTTGTAATCTGTCAATTTCCGCAGCAATGAGTGCACCTGCTTTTGCTAACTCTCTTATCCGATCATCAGGTGTAGGCTTCCACCATTCGGGAGAAAATGGGAACATGATAGGTACATCGGTAGAATAAACATAACCACCATAATCATCTCTGCAAAATGTAGGGATAGCATAAGTTGCACCCGCTAAAGCTAGTTGTCCGGCTGTGTATAAATCATCTTCTTCCGATGTCCACCCTTCAACTTCAATTTGTCTCTTGCGCTCTTCTGCTATAATTTCGACTCCACTTTTCATAATTTATTCCTTTCTTTCTTGTTTTGAGGGTTATTCATAAACTTCATTCCCGCACGTAGGGCAGAATGGATTTAAACAGTTACATTTAGGTTCTCCTAAAGTTTGGGATATATGCACCGGATACCAAACCTTTGCTTTAGTCTCCGTATCAATGCCATGAAACCAGACCTTCCCGTTGTCTACAGTCTCAAAGGAAGTTATTTCGGCTTTCTTTATGTTCCCTCTCGTATTGCGATATGGAACAATGTCTCCTACTTTAAATTTACTCATTTCTATTTTTGTTTTGATGGTTATTCAATATCTCTAAGAGCAACCATGCAATCATAATAGGCACTTGATTGAATGGAATCTATCACTTCATCAGGAATCTGTTTTACTCCCTCCAAATTACCTTCTACGCATATTGCACCGGTGGAAGTCCGTTCAAACTTCTCACTAAAAGTTTCACCGTTAATGCTTACAGTAGTTGTCCATCCTGTAGCGGTTATCTCAATTGTTATTTTATTCATATTTTGCAGATTTGAGCCATACAGAAGTTGAACACCTCCTGTATGGCAAAGTATTAGTCAACAATAAATTCAGTTATATTGGGAACGGCTTGAATACCCTCCATCACTTCTACGCTTGTAGGAGTCACAATTGCAGTTACATGAGGATGGTAATTTTCACACAGGTACTTAATCAATGGCTTAGCCGCCTCTTTTAGTTCTTCCAATTTCTTTTTGTTTTCTTGAATATTAGTTTCCATATACAATTAATTTGGGTTTTACAAAGCCCTCCCAAAGCTCATTTTTATCTTGTTTTACTCTATTCTATTTAAAATCTCTTTCTGTATAACCTCTTTCGCATTAAAATGAAAAAGTCCCTTTTTCAAACGTCTAACATCCTGCATCGGCATTTCATTGATGTAAAAGTAAAAGGCTTCATACGGATCACTGAAATTCTTAGCAAGAGCATTGTTAGGCTTATTGTTCATGTATCGTTCAATGGCGACTATCATTCTACGAGCATAGCCGGGAAATATCTTAAATTCCGTCTGCATCTGCTTGCATCCTGCGAGAGGACAACCAACACAACCATGACGGGAAAGATTGTAAGGTGCATCGTAATATTTAGAATATGGAAGTCCATATTTTCGGATATAGTTCCAAACATCAACTTCTGACCAGTTAAGGATCGGAAGAATATGCTTCGCGCCTTTCATCCATTTACGTACATCACATTGTTCCGGCTCATATAATGCCCGTGATTGGCTTTCTTCTGCCCTCATTCCCTCAATTGTACGCTGACCGATACCATATTGCTCCTTCAATTTTTCACAGCAAAAACGCCTCATTCTGCCGGGTAGTCCTTTGCTTTCAACCAACTGAAAGAATGATTTCTTTGGATGAAGTATCTGAACCTGTGAATAGTTCTTCTTTATAAAACTGATTGTGCCAGGTGGATCAACCGTCGTATTTGCGTAAGACGCATTATACTTTATACCGGAACGCTCTGCAAGGTCAAGAATTACAACACTATCTTTGCCTCCAGAAAAGCCTAAACACATCGGATCGTCACGTTCCATGCTGCGAAGAAAGTCGATTGCTTGCTGCTCCTTTTTATTCATTTCTAATTTATTTTGAATTATTATTTTCTAAAAAACATGTCCCCTGAAATTGACCGAGCAGTATCATCTCCGGGACGATCCTTTTAGTTCTATGACGTTAAACATTTCTTTTACACGATCAGCGATATAATCACCGTATTTGTTTCCAAACTCTGTATTTGGATCGAGATTGGTCGTAACGTGGGTAATAAACTCCCTTCTTACTTCATATCGAAGTTGTAAAATGGTTTGTATAACATTTATCCCGGTCCCGTAATGCTTTGAATCTGTAGGTTCACGTCCCAATTCATCAATAGCCAGATTACACATGTATTCACGATCAGTAAACCGAAATAGCCCGTTTATACCTTTCTCTGCATACATGAGAGATATTTCTACTGCACTAGTGAGTCTAAAGCCTATGTGATCGTTATTACATCCGTATCGTAAACGGTTGATCTTGCCTAGATAACGCTGTAGCCCTTTTATCAAAACAGACTTGCCAACTCCAATAGGTCCCCACAAAAGCAAACCTTTTGAGGAATCAAGCATCTTACTTCTGCCCAATACATAATCATACAATTCGGATAATAGGACCTTGTTGCGTTCGTCAATGATAAATCCCGGTTCTACTTCCTTCATGGAGTTAATAAACTCTTTTTTCCAGAAGTGTTCTACTCGATCCTCATTCCATGTTATCTCCTTTCCTTTGATGTGAAATTTAACCGAAGGAGATTGATTTGATTCCGGCTGACTTGGTTTCATTGGAGGAATCAGCTCCCCGACTGTTCTTATTGCTTCCATTCTTTTTTTGACTTAACCATTCTTGATAATCACGTTCAGTACCCGAAAATACTACTCCAGTCCAATTAGATTCGATAGCCCGTTCAATTTGTCGGATAGCGAACTCTTCTTCAAACTGCCCCAGCTTGTTTAATGAAATCTGCAAAGCATAATTTAGCTTTCCTTTCCATTTTGGAGTTTTCACAAGTTCCGTCCATGCCGACATAAATGCTATCGAATCGAAAGGATAAACTAAAGGCTTCGCATCTCCTTCTTTTTTCCTAGATCGCTTAGGCTTTTCGGGTGGGGTGCTCTCGTGCGTATGCGCGAGACTCTCTTCTTGTTTTATGTTTATATTATCTATAATAGGTGGAAATTGCGTTTCATCCTCAATATTTGCGGATGATGTTGCGGATGATGTATTTTTATCATCCTCATTTTTTGCGGATGATGTTGCGGATGATATTGCGGATGATTCTTCGGATGAATTAACAATCTCCTTCTCACTATCATTCGCACTTTCATCCTCAATATTTGCGGATGATATTGCGGATGATGTTGCGGATGATAGTAAATCATCACTGATACTTTTCATGAATGAATAATAACATCCTATGCGCTTGTCTTTACTGGATCGAAAATGAATAAGACCAGCGTTAGATAAACACTCCCTCGACTTGCGAAGAGTATTATCAGACATATCTAAATTCCCACAAAGAATATTACTACGAACGAAAAACACATCCTTCCACTTCATATCATTACAAATCGCTACAAGCTCATGATATAAGGCTTGCGCTGCTGTAGTTAGGTAAGTATCATCACGTACCTTTCGGAGCTTGGAAATCAGTTGATAGCTATTCATAAATGAAAATATCTATTTGCTGCACATTCATCAAAAGACTTCACACGCTCTATAAGACGCTTCTGTCTCCTTCTGAATGCTAAGTTATTATCGTACTTATTATGGCATTCCCGACACAATCCTACGATGTTCTGAGGATTGGTGTAATGTTCCGGATACATACTCTTAGGGATCAAATGCGCGGCATCCACTGCCGGCTTTCCACATATTGCACAAAAGGGAGAAAGCGACCGCTTTATTTTAGCAACTTCCCTGTTTCTCTGAGCTTGTTTATTGCTTACCTGTTTCATATCTAATATTTATAGGTTTCTAATTAAAAGCCCCGAAGCATATTCTCCGGGGCATTACAACAACTCTTCAGCTACTTCATAGAAACACTTATACGTTTTTCGGCGTCTTTCCGTCGTGTATAGCCGCATCATTCGGCAGCCCGTAAACTTATATAAGTTTGTTTGTCTCTACTTCTGCTTCGACCATCCTAAAGGCTTGTGGAAATGGATGGATTCGAACCATCGACCTCCGCTTGTGGTGCTCTCCCGTTAAGCTAAGAATCAACTTGAGAGAATCGAACTCCCAACCTTCCACCACACACGGCGCTCTATCCACTGAGCTACATCCCCATGTTTGCCCGTCATATCTTCACAGACCGGACGAGCAGGTTAACAAAGTTATTTACCATGCTTCATTGCATGGCAATCTTCACATAGCGTTTCAAGACAATACAAGAACTCTAATTCATGTCCAACTATAGAGTATCCTGCAACGTCATAGACTTTGTGATGAATCTCCAAATTATATGTTTTACCACACACTTGGCATTTATGCCCGTCACGGATTCTAACCTTTCGTTTAACTTCTTCCCAGTAGGGGTTATTCTTCAAGCTCTTCCGGTATTTCGTCGGTCTCCCCCTCTTGTGTGCTAGTCTCGTCATTTTCGCCCTCCTTTCTCCATGGACTGTCTTCAATTGGAACTCGATGCCATTCGTGACGTTCAATAGGAACTACTTCACTGGTATCTTCATCTACGAAATCTTCAATCCATTGCTCCAGCCATACATCTTGACCATCTTCCTCCCATACTTCGATTATACCCTCTCCTTCTCCGAATCGGCGGACATTCTTACGAGTATCTTTAAAATCAACGTTTGGCAGTTCATATCCCAATTCTTTGAATGCCTCTTGATTCTTTTCTCCGGAATTAAACAGATCGTTGTATTCATGCTTCGGAATTTCTTGAACTAATGCCAGACGAAAAGCGTCATTCACCCATGAATAGTACAGATAATACCCCATGACCGGAATCCGGAAAGTATCGATCATCTTCAAAGGATAATCCTTCACACCTTTCTTTGCAAGATTTACAAGGTCCTTAAACTGAGTATTTAATGCTGAAATCTTTGCCTCAAATTCTTTCTTCTCGGTATTGAACTTTGCTTTCAATGCTTCGAACTGTGCTTCAAGTTCCGGCATCTGTTCCTCGGCAATCTCACCATAATTCGCACGGATAGTTGATATTTCATAATCATCCATCACCCGGTTAGCAATCACGTCTTTCTCTTGGATGGTGACGAAGTTCTCTGCCAGTTTCTTCTTTACATCGTCCATGGAGACACAGTCAGAAAAAATCACTTCGGGAAATTTCACGGTGGTAGGGAGCTTGAATTTAAGTTCCTCCGGTACATAGTCTTTTAAATCAATCATTGTTCTTATTTTATTTAGTTTTTATTCAAAATAGCTTCCTAAATCAATATCCAAAAACGGCTCATATCCCTCACTTTTACCTTCAACCCTTATATGTATATCTTCTCCACATTCGGGATACCCAGTATATTCATCTTGAGCGATTATATGAGCGTTATACTTATTGAGTAATCCTTTCAATTCATTTAGAAAAGCATCATTTAATTGTTTCTGTTTTTCTCCATATGTCAATTCTATTTTACTCACATCTTTCTTATTTTAATTAATCCTCTATAGCCACCGGATGAAGCATCTTTTGACTCCACTCCGGGAGCTGCATATCAATAATACCTCTAGCTCCTTCTTCGGCTTTAGCATCATATCCGGGAAACCATTTCTTGTCGAAACAGTCTTTTACGATTGAGAGAGCATAGCGATATTTATACTTACCATTTGCCAAATCATCGGGCGACCAGAAGAGAACAGCGACATCGTATGGTTCAACCGTCTGTAGCATGATCATGATCGTTACATTAAAGTTTCGTCCAGTAACGCTACTCATAACCTCTTGGTACATTCCTTCTGAAAGCTCATATTTGAGCTTGGCACAATCATAGTAGAACTTGCCAAGATCATCGGCACGTGTGGTCTTAAAGGAAATAACTGCGTTTACACCGATATTTTCCTCTACATTGAAATAATCCGGTCGGACCCTTACATTAAGTCCCGTTTCTTCATCCTTGCCATAAAATGATACTTCTGAGTATGCACCTTTCAAAAGCTGCTTGATGATGCCGCCACCATACCAATAATAGTTTCTTTCAAGAGCTTTAATTATCATACTCATTTCATCACTGATAAACGAGTATCCCAAATCAATGCACTTCTGTTTCTTATTATCACGAAAGTCTTTCAGATCGCAGAAATTCCACCTTTCAGAAGGTATTTCTTCTTCGACATCTGGAACATAATTCTTATCATTCAGGAGCAATTCATTATAGAACCGAATCATTCCAAGCACGCCATCTTTCGATGATTGGTTACACTTAGGTTCTACTTTGACAAGCTCGAATAAACGTGGTTCCAAAAATGCCATGTGGGCAAATGTTCCTAACTGAAAACAAGGCTTTTCTTTCTCTTCAAATGTCCTTTCGTAATCATAATAAAAGGATCGTGGAGTTTTAAGAGCATTTTTCAAATTGGAAGAGGAAATATGATCGCTTTTCAAATACATCTCCATAGGATCACGTTTTACTACTCCGTTAATACTCAATTCCTTCAAATCAATATTAACAGGTGGTTTATTGCAATTCAAAGAGATAAAATCAAGCATCTCCTCTTTGGTAGGATAATCTTCCGGATTATAAGCAAAAGGGTTGAGTTCTTCCCCTTCTGCGCAATCGTCCAAATTAAAATCTATCATCCGGCAACAGGCAAGTTAATACGCAAAGGTCTTACAGACCAATTATCTGACTGGAAGTTATTCGTTTTGTTCTTACGCTTGCCCATGTAGGTTATTTTAAGAGCCATGCCACTTTTAAGTGATCCGTTCTCAATATACTGTTCAAGAATACCAACCAATCTACGAGAGCCATTTGTAACCGTCTTCACTGTACCATCTGCTGATTTCTCTAAGAAAGTAGCACAATCCAAATCTATTAATTCGTCCGGACTGGTAGCACTCAATACCTTTTGAGGTTTGATTTCTACAAAGTACATTTTTCTAAATTCACCTGGTTTCTCTGGTGTCCAATAGTTTCCGCAAAGGTCAATCGGTAATTCTTGCGCATCTTCCAAAGAAGGAAGATCATTTTTACTTAGGTCTGCTGCTTGAATCACAAATGAGGATTCTCGTTCTCTAATAGCTAAATCGTCCATATTCATTATAATTAAAGTAGTTAATAAAATAGTTCCCGGATACCGAACCAACGGACACCGGGATTAGGATTAAACAATAAATTATTTGCGTAATATAATATCTATTTCAGATTGTTTATATAGTCTTTTTCCACCGACTTCTGCGGGAATTAAATAACCTGTCTTAGCCCATCTCCACAAAGTTGACCGATCAACCTGTAACTGTTTACAAGCATCTTTGGGCTTTACGAAAGTCTCTTTTTTCTTAGCCAAAATAGATTCTTCAACTTCTTCTTTTGTTTTTTGAATGAGATAATCTGCGAATGCTTTTAAATCTTCAAAATTCACATTAGCCGATATCTTACTCCCCCCAAGATTCATAATCTCTTGAATACTCATATCTATCCCCCTATTCTTTTTGATGCACCTCTTTTGAACTTCTCTCTAAAAGCATGAACACAGTTAACAATAGCATTATAATACATGATATTGTTTCGTTTCTAGTCATTTCGATTTGCAATGCTAGGTGGGTCACCATAGCAAGAGCAATGACAGCAATAGCATTTTGAATTTTATGAATAGTTTTCATAGAACATTATTTTTAAGTTAATACTAAGCGGCAAGCATTAAATCACCGTCCATTTTAGTTCTCATTATACGTAGAGCTGTTTTTGCAGCAGGACGAATATTACAACGTCTCATGTCCATTTGATAATTCGGCGTAATAGCAAGTATAAAGAACCAAACAGAGAAGAATAACTCAATACCGTGCTTCCTAATCTCCTTCAAATCAAAGTTTCTTTTAGTCCTATCACATAACAGGAATAAAGTAAGCTCTACGTTATTGTTAATGCCTAACTTCTTATGAATATCCCTAATCTGTGCCTTTATGGTCCAAACTGACTTTTTGAGCAAATCGGCAATTTCATCTGGGGTTTGTCCTTTTGCGACTTCATTAGCTACTTGATACTCACATTGAGTCAGAGTTTCCATCACGAAATACGTTTAGCTCTAAAAACTCCCTTTTTATAGTCCAACTCTCCTTCTCTCTTGATTATAATTCCAAATCTGCGTCTAACACGATATCGAATTGTACTCATTATTCCATCATAAGCAGATATCGGAAATTCTACTACTTCATTTAGCTTCATTTCACTGATTGATTTTGTCCAATCACCAGTTATTTTTTTCACTTCTTTTGCCATAAGATTAATTATTTGATTATTATTAGTGGATAAGCCCGGATTCGAACCGGGATTTGCAAGATTTCGTTTGTACGTTTCAATTGCGGTTCTGACTTCCCCAATCGTCTTTCCTGCTTCGAGGCTAGCCAGCCATATTTTCAAACTAAGCGTCTACCAATTCCGCCACTTACCCAATTAAAAAGGTGCGCTATTCTCACGAACGGCACACCCTACAACACAAACACAAAATAAAACACGACAAAACAACTCAATACATCTCGACAGATGTATTAGTATTGTTTAGTAACTACAACAACTTCTTCAGTCTTTTAATTGTCTCTCCTCTCTCCTTATTCCAAACGGCAGGGTTAGTATCCCCATCCTTATTTATTACTTCAGCTGCCAAATACCAATAATCAGCTTCGTTATATCCATTCTCCTTTGAGAATTTACGAGCTTCCTTCATCGTTGCACATTCCTCAATAATATTATGGGTCCCCCTATGACAAACCGCCACGCTAACAATAATCTCACTATTCTTATAATGCATGATTTACCTCCTTATTATACTTTTAAAGTTAGTTAGTGCCCGCGATACCTTTTACGGATTCTCCCACGTATCGAGACGTGACGGGCTGTATGTTGAATCACTTAGATAGCGTTATAGCTCGCCTAACCTGCTATATGCTTACTGATAAAGACTTTTCGGACTTCCAAGTGATATATGTAACTAATTCGAACCTTCAACCGATCACGGCATTCCTGCTACGGTTGAATTTCTTTTCGTATGATCCAATATGTCAAAGAACTAATCAATGTACCCTGAAAGCGTTTTGCTCGCTTCTTTCGTAGGTTCTAACCTAACAGAGCCTCGTAATCTTTTATTATTCGAAGAAGGTTACTGATAATTTCTTCTTTCGTTTCTTTGCTTCCAGCCAGCATCTGAACTGTATATTCATCTCGTTCTTTCAGATCGTCCGTGTATTTCCGAAGGAAAACTAAGTTTTCGTTTATTTTTTCTTCACTCATTATCTCCAAGAACTATCGTAGTTAGCATACTTATCGGCGAAAAACGCTTTCAACACATTACCCTGTTTAGACTCAATGGCTTTCGGCTTCAATGATTCTACATATTCATCCATCTTTAAGCGAGCGTCCACCCAAGAAATACGCAAGGCAGATTTAAGAGAATAACCATACTGGCGTACATATACCCAAGCTCTCTGCATGATGGCTTTCATATTATATTTGCCGTCTTTTACTAGTTCATAATCTCTATTTCTCATTGTCTTACCTATTTTTAGTTATGTAAAATATTTGGTTTTCTCACTCAAACTTCGCACCTTTGCAGTGTTGGATGTTGTTTGATGTTGCAAAGATACATAATATTTTATGTAGAACAAGAAATCTACATAATAATTTATGTATTTAACTTTTATTCTCAATTAAACGCCGGACAAATCACATAATAATTTATGTATATATAATGAGTGTAATAAAAGAGAGGCTTACAGAATTTCTAACCTATAAAGGTATAGGGCAAATAAAATTTGCCGAAGCAGCTGGCTTGTCAAGAGGCTTCGTGAATGTATTAGGTGATGGCATTAGTTCAAAATCACTTAATAAAATCAGCCAAGCTTTTCCTGAGTTGAATACCTTATGGTTAACCACAGGAGAAGGCGAAATGCTCAAAACTACCAATAATACACCCCAATATAATGAAGCTACGCCCATCCAACAAGACGTGGTTTATATCCCGTTAGTTAATCAATTCGCTTATGCGGGTTATTTAGATGGATACACAGACGCATCTTACATGGAGCAATTACCTAAAATACCATTTATAGTAGATAAAGAAGGACATGGAAATTATATAGCCTTTGAGGTCAAAGGAGATAGTATGAATAATGGAACCGAAGAAAGCTATCTAGAAGGCGATAGACTTTACTGTCGTGAAATCGCTCCATACCTTTGGGCAACTTCCAAATTACATCTTCGCAAATGGGATTTCGTTATAGTGCACACCGATGGAATCATAGTTAAGCGCATTATAGATCATGATGTGGAAAATCACACTATTACTATTCATTCATTAAATGATATGTACCCTGATCGAGTTATTGATTTGTGCGATGTAAAACAGATTTTCAATGTTATAGAATCAGTTAGACCTAGAAGAAGATAAAATAAGAATAACAATCGAATATTAAATTAATTAAAACACAAGATTATGAAAAAGGCACTGCTATTAATTTCAATCTTTTTATTACCAACATTTTTGCAAGCATGTAGTGATGAAGACGACAACCAAAGATGTCAGGCAATAACTAAAGATGGAGACCAATGTAAACGTAATGCAGAAAAAGGAAGCATCTACTGTTGGCAACATAAAAAATAGCAATAAATTTAATGGGAAATTTTACTGAAGATTTAGCAAAAGGTTTTGTACGGTCTGCTGTGAATCAAGTGGGACGAGATGGAGGGAAAGTGATAAGTAACTCTATTTATGGGAATGCACATAGTACCCCAATAAGAGGTATCGGTAAAAATACACATAACCAATTTTTCGATGAATCAACCAATGAGGTCATCTCCCCCGAAGAATTAAGATTAAGAGCAGAAGCAGAAGGGTTTCAAGTATCTTTATTTAGATATAACGCTGGCATTAAAATAGTACTCTATATTGTTTCTTTATTTTTTGCTATTTTAGTAGTACCTTCTATTATTATATTCATATTTGGTATCATGAAATTTTTTCAAAAAACAGTATTCATGAAGAAATCTGTTTTAGTTGCACAATTTGTACCAGATAGAAGATATAAAGATGGGCGCAGGCTGAACGGACATGTAAAACAAGATATAAGAATAAAAGTACCTTGTAATCCTTCCGAGCGAAAATCACTAATAAAAGCAGGCATATTATATATTTTACTCTCATTGTTTTTACTGGTCCCTATATTCTTATGGCGCTCTGTCGTTGAACAACAGAACATAGAGTATTATAAAGATATTATAGAAAATGCAGAAACAGAGAAAGCACATATTAAAGAAGACTTTGAATTATTTAAAGACACAGTGATATATAATAAAAAGATGAATGAATTTAATGAAAAGTACCAAAAGGCAGTAGAGTATTTAAATTCACACAATCAAACAAAATCGGATAATTAAAAAACTAGCTTATGAAAAAGATATTATTCTTAATATTAATTTTTACCATATTAATGACGGGATGTTCATCAGGTAAATATTATATATATCAAACAGAATCTAAAATAGATTTACAACCTACAAAAGATAATTTTCTTCCTTATATGTATGTTCCTAAAGGAAAACATATAGTTATCAAAGAGAGTCGTAGCACTGTAAAAAAAGCCCAATATGGAAGTCATAAAGGATATATTTGTGGAACTTATAATTTATCAAACCCTATACAAATATCCTCTAAAGATATAAAACATCTAACTTTTAACTCTACAGATTCCACCTATTACTTTAAAGGAAAAAGAATAGATTTTACAGAATCGATCAAGACAAAATCCTCATATTCACCTTCACGTTCCACTGGTACAGGTCGAGTACAAGTAAAAGGATATTATAGAAAAGATGGAACTTATGTACGACCTCATACAAGAAAATCACCAACCAAAAGAAAATAAGCTTATGAAAAAGATCATTTTATTAGTATGTGCAATCACTGCACTTTGTTCATGTGGGGGATCAGGTAATCAAAACGAGAAAAAAGTAAGAGAAGTAGTAGAAGCCAAACTGAAAACAGAAATGAATGATTGGTCTAGCTATGAGTTTGTTTCTGCGGAAGCCATTGATACTATAAAGTATATTGATAATATCAACTATCGAAAAGAATACTTCCAAAAAAGCATTGAAAACAATAAAGGGGCATCCAATTATGGATTAGATTATTCTTCTTCAATAACTAAAGATAGTATAATACTTATTGGCATAGATTCTATTCAAAATGCGATGGGCGATAAAGTCAATGAAGATGTAGCCTATTTATACAAGTATAAATTTAGAGGTAAGAATAAATTAGGAGCTGTAATCTTGGACGAGTACCTTATATATATTTCGCCAAACTGGGAAATAATTCAGATGACGAACGATCCAAAGAAACTTTATAATAATCCCGGAGACTTCCCCGGATATGTTGATCTTGTTAAAAAGAACATGTAATGCCAATAATAGCCCGTATAAAAAACGGGCTTTTATTTTATTAATAAATCTCTCCACATACCTAGACGTTGTGCGAATGTTGTGCAACGACACAAAACAGAAAATCGCAACTATCTAATAATAAGATAATTGCGGTTTTACAATGTGACCCCGGTGCGATTCAAACGCACGACCTTCAGAACCGGAATCTGACGCTCTATTCACTAAGCTACGGGGCCATTTCCTAAATGCGATGACAAAAGTATAAAAAATCTTCTCATCTTCCTAATGATTCATCTTTTTTTATAGTTCTTAAGTCAGTATCGCCCCTTAACATTCTGTTATTTTGAAATGCTTTAGAGCATATACTTTATCAATTTGACAATCTTTTAGAGATTATCCAATACAGATATCAATATTATTCCTATCTTTGCCGACAATTAACAATCAACAATCCT